TTCCAAAAACTGAAATGTCGTTTATACTCAATACTCCATTTTCATTTTGTATGATTCTATAAAGTTCCGATAGTACTATATTTTGTCCCATACCTCTAATGGCGGGACTGAAAAATGTTGAGATCTTATCAATTATATTAGTGATAACAACTCCCTGATTTTGTGACGCATCTAAGACCACTGAAGTATCTATTGCGATATCGATAACCTGAGCACTACCGATTGTAACATAATCATTTATCATTCTGTAGTTTGAAAGATATTCAGCAATGTTATTTTTCAAAGTTTGAGATACCTCAGGAATTAATTTACCATTTTGATCATAAGACAAAACACTAACATTTATCTTATTATTATTTTCAGTTATTGAAACTTTTGCAGGTGCACCAAATTGTGGTGGCATATTTCTTAAAACCGCTTCATAATCCTGGATTGTTACCGCTCTATTTTGAGCACTAAAATTGTATGTTACGTAATTTCTAATTTCCTCCGTTGATGGGTATCCTGCACCTCCTATAGCCGCAGTTGGGTTGTTACAAACCAAAGAATTAACTACTTGGGTATTGATTGTCTCAGATGGACCATTTACAAAGAAATTTACAGACCCAATTTGATTAATTACATTGACCCCCAAATTTGTACCAAGTCCACCACCGATTCTATATTGAATAAATAACGTCGAATTTGCTTGTGGTATAGCCCCCAACGCTAGTGAGTTATTTTGATATCGTTGTACCTTGAGTGGTACATCTAAAGCGGTAAATTCTCTAAGTTGGTCATCCGCAGTGTTAGTACCTCCGCCAAAAGTAATTTTATAAAAACCCTCGGGTGTGTATTCTGTGATAAACCTGTTTTGAGTTTCAATGTATACACCTACTTTGATTGCTGGATCATCGGATGGTTTTGATGGATCCTCAACAAATATGCGACTCTCAGCCAACGCTGGGACTTCATACCATCTACCTTGAGCGCCTAAAAATTCTTGATCCGATGGAATATTCGAATACGCAGTTCCAGGCTTTTGTATCATCGATGTAATCCCTAAGACATTTTTTTCAGGTAAGAAAAAACTAAAGAAGGGTGTTACATCATTTGGAAGAATGGTTCTTTTGAAGACCTTTGTAATCCCATTAACTACAGTTTCTCTTTTGGTTATTGTGTAATTAATTAGGTTATTATTTACATCGAAATTAGGTATTTTCAACCTATTGGGAATCCCATCAACATTGAAAGGTGATGCAAAATTAACGTCATATACCGTTTCAAATATTTGACCTGCGCCAATTACTTGACTTCCCCTTCTTAGAATACCTAAGTACCGTTCATCTTCTTTGTCCCCAAACGCAGGTACCGTTATCGAAAAATCAACCAAAGCAACTGAAGGTCTTTGACCTGGAATTTTTAATCCATATGTCCTTGCTATGTTGTAAATTGATGATCTTTGTTGTGCAAATTGAAGTACGGTCTCCTGAATACTTCTGTCTATATTATAGTGAAGATTGTCCGCAACCGCAGCGTTAAGATCTAGAAATACCGAAAATACGGCAGCGTCGTTAAAGTTGTCAATTAACTCAGGATAATATGTCCTTGTATAATTGATGAGTTCCTGTCTTATAGTTACAAAATCTCTCGCAGTGTATGATATTTTTCTTTCAGCCATATTAGATATTAATAATTACAAAATCTTTAGAATTAAAGATATCGTTAGAAATTGCGTAATCAATTCTAACTTTAGCTGTATATTCTGAGACATTTTGATTTGGTATTGATAACTCAGGATTAACCACGTTTCCCGCAGTTGTCACTGTCATACCAGCAGCTTCATCGGAAGCTGCCTGTATGACTATATTTGTGATTTGTAAGTTGGGTAAAAATTGTTGTACAGAGTCTCGTATCTCAGATTCAATTTCAGAAAAGGTAGGTCCGTCCATTGGTTGAAAAATGTATTCATACAATCTAGTCCCAAAATTCGGTAGAAAATATCTACTACCTTTTCTTGTGAGTAAAAGATGAATAAGATTCGTTCGGATTTCTTCAGCAACATATTCAGTTAACTCCAAATACTTACCTTCCATACTATCCACGAATGGAAAACTTATTCCATATGTCTTTCCTTGAGCCATACGTTTGAACTACCCAACCACTAAAGATGATTGGGATTCTGAAACTAAGTTCAGAATTTTGGACGCTTCATTGATTGTACCAACAATAGTTGGTCTTATTTCATCTCCACGTCTGTAATCGTCAGTTCCTGACGATGTTTGTTTATATCCTTTAATTTGGATGTTTTTCATTTGGTTTTTTTTACAATCAATTCCCATCTTTTATTCCATCGGTTGAAGACTGATGGGTTTCATATAAATATACCACCTTGAATTTTGTGATGTAGTTCTATGAACTACATGTCAAACAATTTGGATCATCTAAAGAACAAACTTTGTTTATCATATCTTCTGTCAATGTCAAATTATTGTTTTCGAGTGGTTTGGGTTTGAAACTTTCTTGTGTTTCTGGAGTATTCAACGATGACATATCAACACCCAATCCTTTGATCGCCGCAGCTTTAGCCTTAGTTCTCAAATAATACATTCCTGTTTTTAATCCTAATTTCCATCCATACATATGTGCCGAAGATAACTTAGACTGTGTTACATCTTGCATAAAAATGTTTAGAGATTGTGATTGGTCAATAAAAATTGCTCTGTCTCGAGCCATATCCAAAATAGTTTTACCCTTCATTTCCCAAACAGTTTTGTAAACTTCTCTGATCTCAGATGGTATTTCATCTATCTTTTGGACTGACCCATTTCCGTCAAATAGTTTCAATCGAATTCTATCGTTCCAAAGTCCAAGGTTAACCAAATCCTCAACCAAATGTTTATTGATGATTACAAATTCACCACTTAATACATTTCTTTTGTATAAGTTAGTTGTAAAAGGTTCAAAACATTCGTTATTACCAAGAATTTGTGCGGTACTCGCAGTAGGCATCGGAGCTACAAGTAAGGAATTTCTAAGTCCATGTTTTTCAATTTGAGACTTTAACGTACTCCAATCCCATAAACCAGAAAGATTCTCCATACTGACATCCCACAAATCAAACTGTAACTTTCCAAATGATGCTGGTGATCCTTCGTATGTTTCATATGGACCATGTTTCATTGCCAAATCTTTTGATGCTGACAACGCCGCAAAATAAATTGTTTCAAATATTTCACTATTCAATTTTTGAGCCTCAGGACTTTCAAAAGGTAGAGATAACATTGCAAAGGTATCCGCTAAACCCTGCACTCCTAAACCTATAGGTCTATGTTTGAAATTTGAAGTTCTTGTTTCTATTGTAGGATAATAATTTATATCGATTACTTGATTCAAGTTAACTGTCATTTGATAAACAACTTCATATAACTTTTGGAAGTTGTAAGTCCGCAACTTTTTGTTTTTCTCACGTACTTTTCCTGATGGAATGTCCACAAATTTAGGAAGTGCTACTGACGCTAAATTACAAACTGCGATCTCGTTTTTGTCGGTATATTGGCATATTTCGCAGCACAAATTTGACGATTTGATTGTACCCAAATTTTTTTGGTTAGTTTTGTAATTGACAGCATCTTTGTACAACATATATGGAGTACCAGTCTCGATTTGTGAATCCAAAATCTTTTCCCAAAGTTCACGAGCTTTGATCGTTTTGATGGCTCTACCCTCCCGTTCGTATTTTGTATAAAACTCAGTGAAAGCTTTCGAATCAGGTGTATCATATGCATCAATCAAACCAGGTACTTCCTCAGGTGAAAATAAAGACCATAGTCCATCACTCTCAACTCTTTCCATAAATAGGTTTGGTGTCCACATAGCTAAAAACAAATCACGAGCTCTCATTTCTTCCTTACCATGATTTTTTCTAAGGTCTAAAAAGTCAAATACATCAGCATGCCAAGGTTCAAGATATACCGCAATAGAACCTTTTCTCCTACCCCCGCCATTGTGAACTAAACTTATATCTGTAGTATAATTTGGGAGTTGCTCGATTTCCAAATCATATACTTCAGTATCTATTTTTGTTTCCTGAATAGACTCTATAGTTACTAACTCAATCTCATCTAAATTTAGATTAACAATTTCACTTACGATTTCACCATCTAAAATTTGATGGTCTAATTGAATATTTGTATTTTTCATAGTTTTTTTAAATTATTTTTATTTTTCCTTTGTGCCAAATGTAAAAGTTAAAATTATATCCCTTTGATATACAACCATCTCTTTTACATAAATTTTTTTTTCTGTCAAGTTCAAATGTTCTAGTAGATTTTACTTCAATGATTTTGTTCTCACTTTTAACGAATATATCAGGATAATAATTTTTTAATTTTCCATCCATAGTATATTCTATAGGATTATTTTCGAATCCTATTTTTAAGTCAGATCTACCATATTGTTCAATTAAAGTTGGTAATACATACCTTTCATATCCCTGAACTTTAATTTTTTCACCCCCTATATCTAACACATATGATTTAAAACTAGCCTCTAACTCCCGTCTACATTTTTCCGAACACGTTTTTCTGAATTCCCTATGTGTCAATCTAGAGAGACATGTCTTCTTACATATTTCACATTTTGGAATTT